GGGTCTGGCTAACACAAGCAGCCGATTACCCATTAACAACATAATCCAGTCAGACGCTATTCCCCTCGGATCAATGCTTAAATACTGACTTACAGACGGGTCTCTTAATATTGAGATCGCCTCAGACTCTAAGCAGCCTCTTACACTAATAGCCATCCTTGAGTCACATCCCCGCCAATATCAGGAAGCATTTTTCGATATTCGATTGAGCCTGCTGCTCCGGTGGAATCAATATAGAGGCTGTACTGCCTTGCAGTAACAACACCCTCTGGGCTTCCTGTGCCAATGATAGGAATGCTCAAAGAGGCATCAAGCGTCCAAGTCCTAAAGACTTGAGTCATCGTGCCATTGGCCTCGATGATAGGTTGCGCCGCATTCAGGCGTGGTGTTGTACTCATTTGGCACCAGGGATAATGTCGGCGGTAAGTTGGATAATCACTGGCTTGACCGGATCGCTAAGCGTGAATCGGAACACTTCAAAACGACTCGCTCTGCCATTGCGCCTCCAGATAGCGCGACGATTATATTCACCGACCTTGCCGATCTTCCTCAGTCTTTGATCCGACCACGTTTTACCGTCATTGCTTCTGTCCATCGCAATCACCGGATCAACGGAATCAGTATTCCCGACGCCTGATTCCACTGTGAGTTCAATCGACGGCACGAAGATTGACTGCATATTGTTTTGAAAAGGCTGGGTCGCAACGGTGCGGATGATGTTGTTCCCATACTCTGTAAACAGATCGGGGTTGATCTTGCCAATGCGCCCGTCAATCTGATCGCCGCAGAAAACGTGGTTATAGGCTTGCGTCATACCAGAAATGCGATACCCGAAAAGCTGGTTATCATAGTAGGACTTTCGCTCGTGCCATCGCTTTGAGGCGTGGTCATAAACCAGCGTCGAGTTAGGCAGCGCAAACGCAACGAAATACGCGCCATTCTGGCTGTAGGCCCATGAATAGATATTCGCCAGTTGGTCATTGGTCAGAGACTTCAGGATAAAGTCTATCGCCACCGAGGATATCTTCTGCGTGGAGTTGCCAGCAAAAGCCCAGATAGACGGAGATTCATTGATCCCGCCACCGACCCACATGAAGGTGTCTTGGGTTGTGATTAGCGAGTAAGGAGCGAAAACGCCTTTATCCAAAAACAATCCCGTTCGCTGGAAAGGAAAGTCTGACCCGCCGATATTCTGGAAAGCCTCAAAGGTCTGGCTCCCTGAGATAAACAACTGATTCTTAAACACGATGGGAGCCACGATCACATCGGGATCGGATTCTGCCGTACCATAGTCGAGGGCATTCCAGCTTAGGCCATCGTTTATAGCTGATACGATGAATTTCTTAGTATCCGTCGAACAGACAAAGTAGCCATCCACGAACACCACAAACTGAGGGTTCCCGTTGGCATCAAAGTCGAGGTCTGTGATCTGGGAGAAAGTGTCGGTAACGTGGTTATAGATATACCCATTGCCACCAGGCACAAGAACCATCAATTGAGTGCCGTTATCAGCCATTGATACTCGCGCAGTCCCAGCGATAGTTCCCAACTCAACAAGGTCATAAACCTCAGCAGGGATTGTCGCTGTTTGATCCAGCCGGTAAAGTTTGCCCCCGTTCACAAAATAGGGGACGCCAGCCATTGTATGAGCACCCCTGTTAGCTTGCAGCACAACACCGCTGGTCTCTACTTGCTCAATGCCAGGAGTTCCTCTAAGCGTCTCCTGAGCCAGCGCCGGAGCGCCCTCAACAACAACATACCAATTCGTGCACTCCTGCGCCGAGATCGGCAAGGAATTGGATACATAGAATCCATTTGTAATCGGCAGTTGAGATACAGGCATCAGAGGACGCTCAATACAGCGTTAACGGCAATCACGCTGTCAGTTGTAGAGCCATTTTGTACAAAAATTTCAAGGTAATCGTTTTGGTTTAGCGTACCGCTAAAGAATGTCGCTATTGCCCTTGGTGCACCTGCGGAAATGGTATCTGTCATCTTGGTGGATGCGACTGTACCGTTCTTGGCAATGTAAACAGAAATGGCATGGTTGCTTCCAGATGATACGTTTAAGGTCACAATCGCGTTGGCAATGTGTCTACTGGTCTGGCCTGTGTAGGTGATCCGGCCATTGGTGCTGGCTGTAAATCCTGCTGACACATCTCCCACAACAAATGTCGCCACAGCCTTCACCGGAGTGGCAGTTGAACTAATCGTTGTCGTTGTGGCATTGCCCTCGACAGAGACCGTGGCGTAAGTAGCCTCGCTGGTGGAGCTGATCTCAATCGTTTGACCACTTGTTGCTACAGCAATCCCCGTCCCGCCTACCAGAGAAACAAACGTAGGGCTGGCCGCCGCAATGTTCTGCATCAAAGGTTCGCCAGTCGTGTTGACCGAGAAGTTGTGAGCGATCTCGATGCCGTTATCAGGGGATACGTTGGTGACAATACCCGCGCCATCCTCGATGTTTCGGATGAAATTGTCAGTCCCTTGAATGTCCAGAATCGGAGTGCCTGATACAGCACCATCCTGGGCAATCGTCCCCGTGACACCAAGGCCGCCGAGGAAGTTGTCATAGGAGATTTTGTAGTTGTAACCATTGGCAAAGAAGCCAAGGTAAGAGCCTGACAAGATACTGGTCTGGGCCGTGAAGTCGCTCTGCTTTACACCATAGGCGCGATCAACCATTTGTCTGATTCTCCAATGCAATCGTTCCGATTGTTTCAGCCAGGATCGACTCCTCACTGTCGGGGTAGAAGTTCCATGTCCAGCCATACCCAGAATCGCTGTTACCAGAACCGATGGGAAGCGTGGAAGGCATACGGGTTGCGCCTATGGTCTGACCAAGCATTCGCATCGCCTGTAGACCCTCTCTAGCCTGTAGAACCAGGGCATCTGTCACCACGCCGCCGTAGTCGGGAGCCACCTCAATCGCCACGTTTGCGATCACGCCACGCAAAGCACCGACCGGCACCGTCACTTGATCGGCAAGGTCTGAGACTTGCGTATACCCAAGGTGGATACCCTGCGCGTCCAGAGACAACATATAGTTGTTCATGGCGAATATGAAATCCTGATATTCATCTGCCTCTAACGGAGCTTCAGAGGCTTGAACGAGGATTCTTTGGAGTGACGCTTTCGCAACTTGAGCAACGGTAGCCATTATTCAAACCTCGGCTTCTTCTCAGTCTTAGCGGCCTGCTTGAATGCTTTTGCAGTTGGAGCGCCCTTGCTGCCAGCCTTACGCATTCTCTCTCCAGAGCCAGCTTTGATTCGCTCACGCTTAGCGTGGATGTTTGCGTATAGACCTTTCATGGCTTAGTCCTTGTGTCGAGGAAGGCGTTTCTTGCGCGTCTCAGGCTCAGGCTTGGCCTCTTTAGGCACCCAGCCAAGGGCAATGGCAGCCTGTTCGCTTTCTTTGTTTACTGCGATCTCAGTGCCGTTAGGCTTTACCCAGATATTCATCACCACTTTTCCTTGGCGGCCCAAAATGCCGCTGACATTTTGCCTTTTTCGATGTTTTTAGCGTGTCGAGCCATGAATGATGCTCTGCGATTCTTGTCTGCTTCGGATTCACCTTTTCTGGGAGGAGAGCCGCTCACTCCCTGCTGGCCGAATCTGATTGTCTTGATCTGATCGCCTTCTTTAGCGACCACGATATGTGATTTCGTCGGATGGTTCGGAGTGCGCTTGGGGCGGTTATAGCCCTCTACGCCAGCTCGTTCAAGTCGCGGGTCTTTAGCTTTTGCCATGATTGATTCTGCATCGGCTTCCTGATTAAGTTAATGCGCCTTCGCTAGGTGGGAAGTCTAGCTCAAGGGGGTAATTAGTCCCCGGCGCATTATCATTATAGCATTACGCCACGCCGAAGGCTTGGCCCGCCATGAACGGATTGAAGGTTGCGTAGGCAGGCAGAAGGTCAAAACGAATCTTCTGCTTGTTAGCGTCACCGTCAGAGTACTTTGTGACACGGATGCTCATACCGTCTTCGGTTGTTGCGATTGTGTCAGTCATGTACAGCTTGGGCAGCTTGACAGTACCCAGACCGAAGGCTTGCTTGTGGTAGAACATTGCAGGCTGGTAAACAGTAGAGGCAGAACCCAGCAGGGTTACTACATCGCCTGATACCGGAGCAGAGGCTACAGTGTTGTACTGGCCGTTTGCTTCGTAGATCGCAGCACCAGCTACAACCAGCGTACCCTCACCGGATGCACCCAGCGTTACGTCAGCCGTAACCACGCCGCAGAAGATGATCGCTGCGCCAGAGGCATCCAGCATCTGAGTGCGTGTAGACAGGTTCAGGCGGTTGCGACCAGTAATAGTGATGATCTCACCAGCCTTGACTGTAGCGTTGGCAGAGAAACCAGTCACAGCCAGAGACTGCTTCATGGTGTCTTTGTGAGCAACGTAGGTCACAGTCGGGTTGGCTGACAGAGTACCAGCACGATCAGACGCAGTGCCTGAAGTGTAGCTCGCCAGAGCATTAGAAGTCAGAGCGCGAAGGCCAGCGAAATTCGGGCTGATCTGCGCCTTTTCCCATGCAGTTTCGACCAGCTTCTGACCAGTGTGCAGACCAGTCTGGACACCAGCAAGAACGGCAGCGACGAAGGGGTTTACGACGTAGTATTTCTCGCCTTCCATCGGAACGCCAATGGCATCCATGAAAGCGCCAGCACCAGCAACGTCAGACCAAGCATCAATCGCAGTACCCGGAGAGCCGTACTTCAGGTTGCAGTTCTTGAGCATATAACCGGACAGGTCAAGCTCAAGATCAGTCACCAGACGGGTAGCCATCGGGGCCAGGATTTCGTCCAACTGATCCAGCTCCAAGGCTTCTTCAATGTTTGTCCACTCTGTGGCAACAGTGAAGTAGTCCTGAACAACACCAGATGCCTTACCAGCAATGATGTCGGACTTGGTGGACGCAGAGATATCACCACCGCTGGTGCGGATTGAGCGATAGTCTGTAGGACGCTTAAAGTCTACGGTTGAACCTGTAGACGGGTTGAAGCGGTTGGTCAGAAGCTGAGTATCAACTGTGCGTGTCAGAACACGGCTGGACTCAAACTTGTCAAGGAATACCCGCGCTACTTTGCGGGTAATGTTACTTTGGAGATTATTAGCCATTCTTCACTGCTCCTATTCAAAAGTGGCCCCCTTTGGCCCTTTCGGGGCCGGACTGATACCAGAGTTTCGTGGCTGGTTCAGCGGATCAGGGGTTTTAGTTACCTTGGGTTTCATGGCAACGGCTTTAGTCTTTAATTCAGTCGCAAGTCGTACAGCCGCCATTGTTACCGGCATCTGTACAAGCCTCTCAAGTTCTAGCTGGTTTTTAGCAAGATACTTCGTCAGAAGTGGCCCGTGGTCATCGGCAAGAATCATCTCTACCAATGCAGGGTCAATCCCGTAGCTCGCCACCAACGTGCCGGCCTCTTGAAGCTCTGCCGCCGCAACACCGAGTTTGCTGGCTCGATCTGCGTAGGCTTTGACTTCCTCCTGCTGTCTTTCCTGCTGCCGTTTTTGCCGCTCTAGTTCGGCCTGCTGACGCTGCCATTGCAGTGCCTGCTGTTGAGCCTCCCATGCTGCGGCCTCGCGGATTGCCTGATCCCGTTGAACCAGCTTTTGCTTGTACTCAAGATCAGAGAGAGCAAAAGGGTCTGGTGCTTCAGGGACTACAGGCCGTCCTTGCTGGGGAATCTTAGCCTCAAGTTCTTCAAGTCGCCTGCGGAGTTCTTCGGCTTCTCGCTCTTTTTCACGGAGTTTGAAAACCTTTTTCCCCACAGCTTCGTTGAAAATCCGCTGCTGTTCCTCAGTAAACTCGACTTGTTTTTCGTGTGCCGAGTTACCACTATCCGGTGCTGATTCGGAGCCAGGTTCTTCAGATTCTTCTGATTCTAACTGGCCTTCAGTTTCTGGCAGGTCATCTTCTTGCTCGATCAAATACCCGCCGTCATCTTGTTGCAGCTCGCTCATGATTGCCCCTTAAAGGTAGATGCCACGAATAGGGTCGCGTACCCGTTACTGCGCCGCGAAGAAGGTCGCGTTCCTTTGTTAATGCTGACACCAATTAGCTTAAAAAGTCAATCAGTGGTCAATCTGGCCGTCTTTCTTCGTTTCTTGGCACTAATTGATTCAGCGCGGATAGCCCAACTGCTCCTCCCGCAACACTTGCTAACAGTTCACCACTAGACCTCTTGGATGGATCAAATGCTGCCTTTATTGAACGAACATCAGAAGGGTTTTTCCATACGATTACATTAGATGGAAATGAACTGTTATACATTGAATCGATAATATTTTCATAAATTACAGCGTCATGCCCTTCATCAAATGCATTTGAGGTAATCTGGTTCATGGGCAGCTCAAACCATTTTTTGCCCTTTGCATCAATTCTTTTTGGGTTTTGCGCCCCAGAAAACACTCGATAAACACCACCAGTAGGCGATTGATTTCTGTAATTAGATTCAATTACAGGGAATTTTCCTGTTAAGGGGTCTTCGTCAAAACTAACTGTGCCTCGAGAATATTCCTCCGCTATCAATGGGCTATCAGTGCCAAAAATGACATCTCGGCCAACATTTTCAGTTTTTGCTGCCCGAAACCCCTTTTCTGGTGTTGCCTCAATATTTACCGGAGTTCCAATGTACCATTCTTGATTGATGTCAAATGGCCTTTCTTGACCTGCCGCCCTCTGCATCCTTGCAGCAGTAGACATATCCAGACCTTCTCGGATAGCCCTGCTGGCAGCATCTCCGATCACAGGAACCATGCCCAAGGCAGTCGCCCCGCCTAGAATTGCTGCTGTTCCGTAATCACCAGATCGGATAGCTTGTCTGGTATCGGTAACACCCACAGCCTCGCCCACGCCAGGAGCCATCTCAACAGCACCTGTAAGCATATCGGCGATGTTTGCCCTGTATCTTTGAGTAGGAGTGCCGCCGATTGCGCGGCCTCCCAAGAGATCGCTAATGCTCGCCCGCATTGTCTCTCTGAAAGCAGGATTAAAAGGGTTGTAAGACCTTACAAAAGGTTCAGCGGATTGAGGCACTAGTTGTCTTAGGGCTGATTCAGGTGCAGGTTGTACCGGCTCTTGTGCTGGCGCACTCCTTGGCTGCTCCATTGGTGTGCCTACCTTGTACCCGCCCTCTGCATATTGCAAAGCAGATTCCATGTTAGGCGCACTAAGGATATTGCCAGTCATAAAGGCCGCTTTCATGGCCTCTCTTGCATCATCGTATTGCCGTAGCGTTCCATCTGGCTGCATTTGTATTGTTGGAAACACATACCAGTTGCCGTTTTCATCAACTTCAGCAGCCATTCTGTGACTTGAAGTGCTACCGTCTGGATTATTTATTACAGGATAGTTTTGTGGATTTAGTGACCTGTCTATGAACTCTGGCTCATTGCGATAGATCGGAATTCTTTGCGGCCTTCCAAATGGAGCCTGCGCTGCGTTATTCATGGCAGTATTTATGCTGGGTACTAAATTACGCAGTGCTGATTCGGCCATGATTACCTCACAAACGCATTGAGCGCACTGACAACCTTGAGTTGATTATCAAGTGCTTGGCCTTGGGTTTGTACCTGCTCTTTTTGTATCTTGGCCCCTGCTTCTTGGGCTTTGATCTGAGTGTTCATTCTCTGCGTT